TCAAATTTTGATGTTATATGTTTATCTTGAGTATTGTGTGCCACTCTGTCACTAGCTAAGTGAATATTTGGCACTAACCCCATATTAAGTTTATAAACATTAAATCCATATGCACCATTTTTTTCTTTGCGTATAGATATAAAGTTTTGCTTTTCAAGTTCTTGTATATGTCTAACTACTGATCTTTTAGAACATTGACACAACTTTGCCAAATGTTCTTGGCTGGGATAGGCTTCGCCCTTTTCATTTGCATAATTGCAAATCATAAGCAAGATCAGCTTGGACAAACTGCTATCTGCCGTCTTTTTTACTCCCCAAGCTAATGCTTCAAAGCTCATTGATTGATCCCATAGAAATCATTTGGGCTAACTTTCCCATCAGTAAACTCATATATTTTTAGCATTTCTTCTTTTCTTGGAATAACATCATTATATTTCCATTTGGTAACTGTGGATTCGCATATATCTAATTTCCTAGCAAATCTCGCAATACTAAGCTGTTCTTCCTTTAAAAAATCGTTGAATGTCATTTATATCTCCTTTTTGCATTATTTTGGTATGGTAATATTACCATATATATAAAATAAATCAAAACAATAGTTGCATATACATTAATAATGTATATAATGATTAAGACTAAAAACTTAAATAGGAAAATAAAATGATAACAATAGTAAGAAAAAATGATAAACAGTTAGACCTAAAAGAAATGCAAAAAATAGTAGGTGGTCGTATTGAAAGACACCCAGAAAGAGTGCATATCAATAATTTAACATTTGAGGTCATTGTTAATGAAGAAGGCTTGATTGACAATCTACCAATAAATACAAAAATGAATGATTCTTTTGGTTTAACAATATTTGGCAACGCAATATTAATTGAAGGTGGTCTAAGATAAATTAACAGGGAGCTAGAAATAGCTCCCACATTTTATGGAGCAGACAATGAGCAAAAGTGTAGGAATAGTAGCAAAGGGCATTGTTCTTGATAATGTTATTGATGACATGATAAGAGAATTAACTGTTGTAAGTTCAATGGGTGCATTTGGCAAAGTTGTTAGTGCAGAAATAATCTGGAAAGATTATCAACATTATAGACCTTGCATTATCAATAGTTCTACACTTTACAAATACATTACATTCAAATTTCAAACGAAAGAATCTGTGATGATAAATTGGCATGAGTATAAGAACCAATTTGATGACAGAGCTATTCATGGATTTATTGATTATTGCATAATGCTTTTTACTAATGATCCATTAATGAAAACAATTCCAGAAATAGAACAGAAATATATAAGCAAGAAACTTGAAGAAAGAATCCAAAAACTTAATAGGAGTATACAATGAGCAAACCAGATATAGATGAAATGATGAAGAATGAGCATACTGACGATTTTAACACTATGCACTTGCATGATTTTGTAAATGCAAGGCTTGAAATCCAAAAAGCTGAAATACCGCAGAATGGACATAATAAACATCACAATTATAAATATACAGAATTAGAAGATATGATAAATGTTGTTGAGCCAATACTGTTAAAACATAATCTTATTTCTAATTTTACACAAGTGTATGATGAAGAAACATTAGAGGGAACAGTATCAGCTAGAATAAAATTTAGAATGAGAATAACTCATGCAATTAACAGACAATATTTTCAATCAGAAGTTTCTATTTATCATAACAGAGAAATAAAAAAAATTGGTGAACATATGACTTATGCTAGACGATATTTATATGAATCAATCTTGTTAATAAGAGGAACTCCAGATGTAGATTCTATTGATGACAGCAAGGGAGATTTCAAATGAACGAACTAGAGATATTAAAAAATATTCCAAAAAAAATACATGCGTCAAAACAAAGAAAAAAAATGGTTACTTGTTTGGTTACAGAAGTAGAGCATAGATATTTGAAAGGATTTTGCCAAAAGCATAATATAACCGTAAGTTCATTAATGCGTGAACTTACAATTAATTTTTTAACAAATATTGAGAAAAAAGAAAATGGATAAAGACGAAAGCTATCAAAATGTGCAAGAAGCACAAGAAGCACATGCAAGGGATTTAGAATTGCAACATCAAGAATATGTTACGATAGAAAAGATGGATAAATTTTTACAAACAGTTGATGACAATGCTAATGCAATATTAAATGTATCTATTGATATTCATAAAACTTTAAAATTTTTAAAAACTTATGTTGAAGAAAATAAAAACTTATATAGAGAAAATCATTATGAGTGTATAGAACGAACTAATAAAAAACTTAATATGGAGAATAAAGATGGAAGATAAATCAATAAAAACAGCAACAGGTTATGAGATAAGAGTAAACTCTGGGAATCTATTTAAGAATGATTCGGATAATCCAAAAGCTCCGTCTTATAAAGGACTTGTAAATATAGAGGGTGTTGGTTACCAGTTGGCACTTTGGAAAACTGAAAAAGGATATTTGAATGTAAAGTTTACTAAGCATGAAATATCAGATGATGGAAAAAGAGAATCCTATCATTATGAAAATTCAGAAAAATTAACTCCGCCACAAGTTAAAAAAACTATTGAAAAACTAGAAGATGAATTTAATGATGACATTCCTTTTTAGTTATGTTTATATTAAATAATTGTAGTTTCCTAAAAGTCCTTGCTCCTAATGGTAAGGCATTTAAGTTCTCCCATCAGAAATGGTGGGAGTTTTTTACAAGGAAAAAAAATGGGCAAACTTAAACATTTAAACCAAGAATTTTTTACAGATAACATTATCTACAATCAAAACCAAGATTCAGAATATGGAATTGTGCCATTTGAAATGCCAGANAATTCTACTGATCTTGTGTTAAGTGAAGTTATGCAATATGGAGAAGAAGTTAAAACATCAACCACAGATAAAAATTTATCACATATGAGAAGTGTTGATTGTTGGAGATTAAATCAAAAAGATTCTATTACATCTGAACTTATAAGCCACGCATTAATAGATATTAATAAAACATTTAATTATAAATTAGCTGGTATACAAGACATTCAATATTTGGAATACCATGAAGGCGGAAAATATGATTGGCACTCTGACATTGGCTCTGGTATTGCTTCTTTAAGAAAAATATCTATTAGTTGGGTATTGAATGAAGGTTATGAGGGTGGTGATCTTCAGTTCTTTGGAGATGGTGGAGAAATACATACCCTAAATTCAACTCCAAACAAATTAGTTTCATTCACAAGTTTTTTAAATCACAGGGTTACACCAGTAACTAAAGGCATACGCAAATGTGTAGTTGCTTGGGTATTCGGAAATGAGAGCTGGAGATAATATGACAACAATTAAAGACCAAGTTACATATGACAAGTGCAAAGAAAGAATCCAACAAGAGATAAATTCTACTTTGAAAATTATTAATGATTTGATGAATGAATCTGATCCAGATATTAAAAAATTATCCAATTATTTTATTATCTTGAGCAATCTTAATCAAAGTATTGGCTTACTAAATACTATCAAACCCTTAGAAAAACAAGAATAATTTAAAAATAAATTTAAAATAAATTAAAATAATTTATATTTTATATATAAATCAATCACTTATAGCTGTATATTTTTACTATATATAATTGACATATATACCATTATTTTATATAATATTTTTATAGGTTGATAATAACTTATAGATAAAAACTTAAATAGGATATAGGAAATGATTAGCAAAGAAAGTTATAAAGTTTGGGATAAAAAATCTACAAAAGTAATTTTAGGCTTAATGGATAGTATTTCAAGTAGCTATCAAAACAGAGCTAGTTTTTATGATTTCCCAGAATGGATTGGAACTGAAATGCAAAGATTTGCAAATCTTTATTTTAAAAATGAGCAAGATGAATATGAGTGGTGTTTACTTTCGCTTTCATTTTATAAAGATACTTTGAAATTGTATACAAAATTCAACATAACCCACCCAATATTTAAAAGATATGGTGTTGAAATTCACGAACTCAAAATAGAAATTACAGATTACAAAAGACAGATTAAAAACTTAAATAGGAGATAGGAAATGATAAAAATAAGATATGAACAAGATAGAATGATTATCAAAGATTTAACAGCAGAAATAAACTTTATGTTACAAATTCAAGAAGACAGAGTTGGAAAGGAAGTTAATAAAAAAGATATTTCACGAGAAAAATTACTACAAAGTAAATTATCTAGAATGCAACAGGTACTTGATAGAATAGAAAAACAATTATAGGAAAATAAAAACAGGGAGCAGAAATGCTCCCAACTNTNAAAACTNNAGTGTGTACTCTAGCTGAAGAGTTCAAAAGAACGAAACAGAATAAAAACTTAAATAGGAGCAAGAAAATGAAATTTGAAGAAAAAATACTAAAATACGAGCCACACGATTGTCATTATATGTTTGAAGGAAATGTTTTATTGACCAAACACGCAGACGAAAACGAATGGGTTGAAGTAGATATAGAACATTGTATTGCAGAGGGAATGAATCATTATGAAGTCTATAAACACTTTGGAGCAGAACAATGGTATGTAAAGTGTCTTTTTGATTATTCACAAAATGAAGTAGGTAATGATAGATAAATTAACAGGGAGCAGAAATGCTCCCACT